CTATCTGAGGCTGGAACAGCAGCAGAGACGACAGACGCATCCATATCCATCGCCGCCACTTTGGCAGAGGCGGGAGCGGCCGCAGAGTCCATTGTCGTAAGCGGGCCAATCTCGGACAGCGTTTCAGAAAGCGGCTCCGCAACAGACATTGTTGATTCGGCCATTGCTGGGGCGACGATCAGCGGCGGTGGCGACGGCGGAAGCAGTTCGCACGTTTACCAGATTTCGGCCCTTCTCGCTCGAAAGAGGCTTGAGAAGGAAGAAGCCAAGAAGCGCCAGAAAAAGCGTAAGCCGCTGGCGGCGGCTCATCAGCCGACAAAGATAAGCCTACCGCCGCCGCCAAAGATTGAGAAACAGTGGCGTAATGCCCTCGATGAGCAAAAGGCGCGAATAGACGCCGAATATGAGGCGCTTGCTCTCGCTATCCGTAAGGAGGCCGAACGCCTCAAGCTGGAAAAAGAGCGCCAGCAAAAGGAGCGCGAGGAAGCGGCCAGAAAGGCCGAGGCAGATAGGCAAGAGGCTATTGCGCGCAAGGAGCGTGAGAAAGAGCGCCTACGGCTAGAAAAGGAAGAAGCCGACCGGCTTGTTGAGGAACAAAGACAGGCGGAAATTGCCCGTATTGAAGCCGAGCGGCTGGCTGAAATCGCCCGTATCGAGGCCGAGCGTCAATCCGAAATCGACCGGATCGAGCAGGCGAAGAAGCGCCAAATCGAGGCTAGAGAGGCTGCAAAAGCTGCCCGTGAAGAAGCTGGCCGCAGCGCAGAGGCGGAAAAGCAGGCGCAGATCAACGCACGCCTTCTGGCGAAGGAGAACCTTCGCAAGGAGCGTGAAGATGCTCCGCGCCGCGCCGAGGCCGAGAGACTTGCCGCTGTTGCGCGAGAGGAAGCACGTCGAAAAGAGGCTCAGGCCATCATCGACCGGGAAGACATTCAGACGATTGAGGCGCTTCGACGCCGCAGAATCGAAAAGCTCGCAGCCGCCCGGCGTGTCCTCGACATGCTCGACGACGACGACCTGATGAGCGCCTAGAGGGACCATGACACCATTGGATATTAAACTCGCGGAGGCGGCAGTCTCTCGCGGCGACGGACTCTTGCGTGAGTTCGACTGCACACACCCCGGAACGCCCCTTCATTGGCTCCTTAACCGCGCAAAGGCTGATGCGGCTGAGGCGCTCATCTCGCTGGTAGACGCCGACCCGACAGACATTCCCAACGTCCGCAAGCTCCAGAATGAAGCCCAGCGTTACCGCGACCTCGCTCGCTACATGGCCGAGACCATCGCGGAAGCCGAGGACGCACACCACACACTTTCCGAGGAAGACCGTAGCGACCTCCTTGGACTGATGGAGAACGCCGCCAGAGCGGCTGATTACAACGAAGAAGGATAGTCCAATGGCGACCGCTCCCACCCGAGCCTACACCGGAGAGACGACAAATAACGCCGACCCCCTCGAAGGCTATCGCGCTCCCGCCGATGCAAGCCAAGATCGTATGCCTCCCGCATTCAGCGAGTCGAACGACCCCGCGCCGGTCCCACAAGAGGCTCCAACCCCCCCGGCCCCGGAACAGCGCAACCCGACCGACGCGCCGCCGCTGCGCACCGACCCACGCGACGCCATTGCGCGCCGCGCCCGCGAGCGCCGCGAAGATAACAATGATCGCGTGAAGGAGGAATTTGGCGAGTCCCTCAATGGTCTCCCGGCATTTGCGCCTGTTGAAGGAGAGGCACAGGACGACGAAGCGCCCGCGCCAGCCGCTCCGCAGCGTCAGGAACAGACGCAGGACCGCTCCCAGGTTTTCACCCTCAAGGTGAACCGCAACGAATTTCAGGTCAGCCATGACGACCTGATCCGATATTCAGGGCTCGACCCCGCCGACGCCGCGCATTTGCCGCAGCCGGCGCTTGTCACCCTGGCTCAGAAGAACCTCGCCGCCGACATGCGGCTGCAAGAGGTTCGCGAGCGTGAACAAAGGCTCCGGCAAGTCGCACCGGATGCGCCGTCCCACCAGACGGAGGATCAGCGGCACGTTGACCAAGACCACTATGAGAGCCAACCCGCTTTCAACGTGGAGGAGATTGGAAACAAAATCCAACTTGGCGACCCCGGCGAAGCCGTGCGTTCCGTCGCTGAAATTGCCCGAAATGAAGCCGCTAAGATGGTTGCCGACCAGCAAGCCTCACAGCGCATTCAGTCGGTGCAGAGCCAGATCAGGAACGATCTCGACCGCTTCGCCAGCGAGAACCCCGATATTACGCAAGATCAGATTTTGGCCGACGCGCACCGATCTTTGTTGGTGCGGGAAGCCATGTCTGAACTCTCGCGCATTCCCGGTGTGACCGCAGAGCATGTTGCAGAGGGCCTTAACAACCCCATGCGCGCGATGACGCTCTATCAGGCAGCGATGGCAGATGGATATGCAGTCCGCCCACCAGCGGAGATATTCAAGGCCGCAGCCGACAAGCTCCGCGACAAAATGGGGACGCCAGCCCAACGCCATGCTGATCCAACGCCCGATCCTCGCACTATTGCGAAGCGCGGGCTGATCCAGCAACCGGCGCGGAATGACAGCGGGCAACAGGTTCAACCGACCCAAGCCTCGCGAGCAACGTCACCCTCAGAGACAATCCGCAGGATGGCGGCGCGAACGCAGGGCCAGAAGATGAGCCCTCGTTTCCCGACTTGATCTAACACCGCGCCCCTAGCCAATAGGGGCTAACAATGGCAGGTCAGATTTGGACCACCCCGGCCGAGGGTGGGTATATGTACTCGGACGAACTGTCCGATTATCTGCGTATCAAGGCGCAGGCGCTTACCAAGTTCCGCCAGTTCTGCGACGCGCAGGACGGTGCGGAAAAGGGCCTGAACCGAGGCGACAAATTTTACTGGAACGTCTATTCGGACGTTGGCACGCAGGGCCGTCAGCTTGACGAAACTCAGGCCATGCCGGAGTCGGGCTACACGATCTCTCAGCGCACGCTTACCATTGTCGAGGCCGGTAACTCGGTCCCGTTCACTGGCAAGCTCGTTGACCTCGCCAAGCATGATGTCGCGGCGATCATCGACAAGACGCTCAAGAACGACGCCCGTAAATACTTCGACATTCAGGCGTATCTCCAGTTCAAGTCCACCGTGACTCGCGCCGTCCCCGCGGGCGGCAATAGCACCACGGCGGTCACTGTCCAAACCAACAGCGCGGCGGCTGCGGCCAATAACGTTGCTCTTGGCACCGGCCATGTGAAGGCGATCAGCGATTACATGAAGGAGTCGAACATTCCGCCCTTCGCGGATGACGATTACTTCTGCATTTCGCATCCCTCCACCTACCGGACGTTCAAGAACGGTTTGGAAGGCGTCAAGCAGTACACGGCGCTCGGCATTGCGGACATTTTCAGCGGCGAAATCGGCCGTTACGAGAATTTCCGCTTCATCGAGCAGAACTTCATCCCGAAGGGCGGCGCCAACAACGCCACGACCTACGATCCGTATTCTCAGACGGCGCAGGCGTGGTCGAATGGTCTTTCGTCCTGGGCGTTCTTCTTCGGTGGCGATACCGTCACCGAGGCGATTGCCCTGCCGGAAGAAGTTCGCGCCAAAATCCCCGGCGATTACGGCCGTTCGCGCGGCATCGCTTGGTACTATCTCGGCGGCTTCGGCATCGTCCACCCGGACGCCGCCAACAGCCGTATCGTGATGTGGGATAGCACCACCTAAGCGAGCCTGCTTCATCAACTCGGCCGTCCGCGAATGAGCGCGGGCGGCGACGCCTTTCAAATCGAATGCAAGGAGATTCGGGATGGCATACGACGCCCCGTATCGTGAAACGTATTCGTTCACCGCGCAGGCTTTTGGCGGCGGCACGATTACGAAGGTCATCAAGGCCCCGAAAGGCCGGCGTGGCAAGGTTACTCATGTGGTCGCCCAGGCGACCGTTTCCTTCGTCGGCACCACCACGCCGGCTGCGGTTCAGGTCGGTGACGGCGTGACGGCGACGAAATTCGCCAACATGCCGATGGGCGCGGCTGGCGCGGGAACGGCGGCCGGTTCGGCTGTTACCGCAAAGGACTATGCGTCCGGCTTGACCGGCCTTGTGCCGACCCTCCCGCACCTGTGGTCCGCGACCGACGCCGATATTACCGTGACGCTGGCTGCGGCCACGGGCGGCGCACCGGCCGGCACGGCCGATGTGGAAATCACCATCGACTGGTTCTGACCAGCCGAAGGCAACACAAAGGAGCGCGGGAAATGGGAATCGACCGCAAACAGCGTTTCAAGGCCGAAGAAATGAACCCGCTGACACGGGATTATGCTTCGGACAAGCCCAGCCGCCAGCCCGGCGCGTCGGGAATGGACGTAGCGCGGGAAGGTTACTCGGTCCTCGACCGAGCCGATCCGCGCTCCTACTCCGGGGAAATCAGGAACGGAATCCCGGCCGTTCGGCAAGTCTATGACGGGCCGCGCAATGATGAGGATGGGACTGTCTATCCTCATGGCGGCGGCACCGGCTAAGGAGACAAAAATGGGTGACATCAGCACTTTCCGCGATAGCGGCGGCTGGAATGACGGCCGTGAAGACCTGAAGGTAAAAATGGGCAAGGCGAGCGAGACGATCCGTACGGATTTCGGTCTCGACCGCTCGTCCGCGCGCGGCGCCATGGACGCCGAACGCACCGTCAACTTCGCAGGCTCAAACTCCGACCTGTCCCACTCTCTGTCGGGCACTTCCGCCCAGCAGTCGGAAGACAAGCGCGGCAAGCAGAGTTCGATTGACGAGGCTTGATTTGACTCGGACGGGGGCCTAGCGCCCCCGCCCACTCCTTCCCCCCGAA